ACTTAATACCTAAAGTCTCTTAAATCTCCTAAAAATAGCCTTAAAACGCATTTTAGTTTTTTGTGGTTTTACCCTTGACCCTTGTATATTTTTAAATAATTTTTGCTACTTTTTAACTTACTCGCTTTGGTTTTTGCGTGTACATTTGGGCGTTTAACCTTGGGTTTTGCAACGTGAACTTTTACGTTAGTTTGCTTTGCCATTTCTAATATTTAGAAATTAATTCCCAATTAGTTTGGTTAGATTTATTTAATTCGTTCAAAATATTTGAAGCATTTACATACTCCTTGTAAATAGGTAATTCAGTAACTGCAATTCCAAGTTCTTTAGCTTGGTTAGAAATGCCTTTAAATAAAGCGTTGTTTTCTTGCAGTTGTTTGTTGTATTTAACCTTGTTAGATTCGTAGGTATTTTGTAAAGAGTTCTTTAAGTTGGTTGCATCGTCAAACATTTTTTTAGCTTTTAATGCTTCCGTTTTCATTTTGTTAGATTCTCCTTCTTCTGATTTTACTTTGGCTATAACGCTTTTTAAATCGTCTATTAAAGCTAATTTTGTTTCGTGTGTTTCTAATTCTGTTTTATGAATCTTATTTAAGATTGAATTAATAGTAGCCATTTTATTTTATGTTTAATAGTTTTTTAAGTTCGTTTACAACTTCGGTTGCTTCGTCTTCTTCTGCGCTCATTTCGAATTTATCAGCAAAATAACCTTCTATTGAGAATCCTTTTACCTTTCCTTCTTTAACATCGTTCCACACTTCGTCGTTATTTACTTTCATCGAAATCATCCAAGTTCCTTTAGGTAAGTCGAATCCGTATAATTTAGATTTGTCTTTTTGTTCGTCTTCAATTATCCACGATTCCACAACACTTAAACCCGTTAACTTTTTTTCGTGTTCGTAAGTAGCGTTGTTTTGGTTTGAGCGCATCAAGAATAATTCACTTGCTTTTCTAATTGTGTCGGGAGAAAAGTAAATATAGTATTCTTCGCCCTTTGCGTTTTTGCGGTATATCTGTTTGTTTGGAATTAAAGCCGCACCCATTAAAATCTTTTTCTCGGTGTCAACTTCTTTTAGTTCTACTTCGTGTTTATTTAGCGCTATAAAGTTTTCTTCGATTGCGGGACTATGTACAACGCTAACCGCATCTATTCCGCTTTGTTCGTCTTTATCGTCTATAATGAGTTCGATTATTCTCATATCTAATTAATTAAATTATTTTTAAAGTGTTGCGTTTTCTATTCGGTTTCTGTCCAAACTTTGAGCCGTGGTAACGTGTCCACTAACTACGAAGGCTTGGGTTGGTTGCTGTTGAAGTTGTGCCAACTGATTAAGTCCGTTGTTTCCTACAACGTTAAACGTAGGGGCTTGTGTTGCACCACCTAAACCACCACCGCCACCGTTAGCGCCACCACCACCACCCGAAGAACCACCGCCTTCGAATTTCTGCATTCCAATTTTAGCGACGTTGGCTAAACCTGCGGCAACGGCTAACCCCGCAGCGATACCACCACGAACGGGACTACTTGCGTCGGGTAAAGGTAGGAACTGCGAACCATAGGCGGCAGTTGCATTCATATAAGTATCTATTAACGCGTTAGCCATTTGAGCGGCTTTCTTAATCTTAAACGCTTTCTTTGCGCTTTCCGTTCCTTTCTTATTGAATAGGTCGGTAAGGTCTGCAATAATTGTTAGTCCTTGCTTGGCAAAGCCTACGTTTCGTTCGAGTTCTGCGCGTTTTCTTGCTTTACTTTCTTCGTCGTACTTCTTTTCAATTTCGTTTATTTCGTTAGCTTTGGCTTCGGCTATTATCGCTTCTTGTTCGGCGTTTCCTAACGCTAAGTTTTCTAACTCAAAGTATTTTTGTCGTACTAATTCGAGTTCGTATTTTTGTGCGCCTAATTGTTTTTCGGTTCTTTTTTGAAAGTTGCTTTCGTCTATTCCTTCAATGGTCGCTTGAAATTCTTGTTCTTTCGCTAACTTATTTTTATTCGCTTCGGCAATAGCGTTTAGTTCGACTTCTTTGTACTTGTCATCTATTGCTTTAAGGTCTTTTTGTAAGACTTCTTCAGCGGTTTTTAAAATAGCGGCTTCTTCTTCAGTTAGGTTTTTAGCGTAGTTAAGTTGAAGATTCTTTAGTTCTTCTTCGTATTTAGTGCGGTTTATTTTTCCGTCGATAAATTTTTTATCTAACGCTTCCCTTTCCGCTTTGTTTTGTTCTTTTAGGAAGTTGTCCCTAAATTCTACAAACGCATTATTACGGGCTTGTTTCTCTTTGTCTATTCCTTCTTCAAGTAAGGAAAGGTCTTGGTTTAATTTCTCCTTACGAAGTTTGGATTCTTCGTCTTGTGTTTTGTTTATATTATCTATTATTTCCTTGTTCGCTGCCTTCGTGTCTTTAACTACTTTTTGGTTATTGCTTATGGTAGTTTTGGTAGTAGTGTTACTATTCTTGGCTTGTTGGGCGGCTTGTTCTTTTTGTGTTCTTGCTAAATCAGCTTCGAATACTTTTAGGTCATTATTCGCGTTGGCTAAATCATTTTTGGAAGCCGCTAAATCTTTATTACTTTTTTCGATAGTAGACCAAAGTTCATTTAGTCGGGCTATTTCTTCTTTAGACCCAAACACGGTAGAACCTTCGCCTTTTCGTAAAGTACTTTTAAAAAGGTCGTATTGTAGTTTCGTTTGCTTAACGATACCTTCGTTCTCCTTTACCAAGTCTTTTCGGTATTGAATAGACGCTTTAAGTCGCGCTCTTTCTAAATCTGTGGTATTTTTTCCTTGTGCTTTGGCTAAACTTATTTGGCGATTAAACGCTTGGTCTTCGGTGTTAAAGGATTCTTCCCTAACTGCCATTCGTTGTCGGGCTTTTGCTATTTCTCGGTCTATATTAGCAATTTGGGCGTTAGTTCGTTTCTTGTCGTTTTCAGACATTTGTTCGGAAGCCCCGTCCGTTAGTCCAATCCAATCGGTAAACTCGGCTATTTTTTCACCACACCAAGTAAATGCAGCTCCTAATTTGTCAAGGTTTCCAATTAACATACCAACCAAAACAACTATTGCACCTATTCCCGTGCTAATTAACGCGGCTCTAAATGCTTTCATAGCTACGCTCGAAGCCGTTGTAGTAGTAGTTAACGTTGTTTGTGCGGTTGTTTGTGCTTTGGTGGTCGCCGTGTCTACTTGTTTGGCTACTATGTTTTCTTTGGTAGTTTTAAAGCTACCCGTTTGGACAAATCGGTAGGCGGCAGTTGCGGCGGTTAATAATCCTTGACCTATTGCGGTTTGGCTTAATACCGTGCCTAAGTTTTTGAATTGGTCTTTCGCTTCCATTACGCCTTGTAGCCCTTGACTTAAAGCCATTGCGCTTTGGATTCGTACCATTGTTTTTTGTAGGTTTTCGGATTCAACACCGATTAAACCCATTGCACCTTCGTATGCTTGGAAGGCGTTTAGTGCGCCCCCAATAGAACCCGACAAGGCGTTAAACTTTGCGTCGGGGTTAAATGCGTCTACTAAGTTTTTAGAATCTTCTATTTGGTCTTTTAATTCGGCGGCTGCCTTGGCGGCTTTGACCGCTTCTTCGGACGTAGCCCCGTATTGTTCTGTAACTTTTTGAAGTTCTGCTAACGCTTCGCGGTATTGGCTTTTTAAGGATTTAACATTGTCCTTTATTTCTACTTCTATTTGTCGCTTTTCTGCCATTGGTTTTCCCTTTTAATAATTAACTCGCGTTTCGCTTGTTTGTACGCCCCCTTAACTGACGTATGTAGTTTGTATTTTCCCTTTGCAATCTCTATTGTTTCGTGTTTATTTACGAATTCATCTATTTGCAAAAGTTGGATAATCGTGTTTAAATAGTTCATCGCGTTTGTCTGATTATGTTAATAGTTTCGTCTTGCGTTTCTCCGTTGGTTAAATCGTAAACTACGAATATTGTTGTTACTTGGTCAACACTTAAAGTAATATTAATAAATTGGCTTTGTGTTATTTCTAACGGGTCAATAATAACGTCGCTTTGCCCACTTGAAAACGTAGCCTTGTAGGCTTGGTTTGGTAAATTAATACCTATATCTATATCTTCTTCTTCGTAGCCTACTTGAATAGTTCGAATTGGACTAATAGGCATAAAATCGTTAAGTAGTTCGAAGGTAGTTTCACCCGTTACCATATTCGTCTTCATCTGATTAATTAGGTATCGTTTGTCTCGTATAACTAACCTATCGTTTAGTTGTAGGCTTGTCAGTAAACTTGTAGGAAGATTCGCCTTAATTGTGGTAAGTCGGTTTTTTGGATTAAACAAATTCGTCAAGTACGGAAAATAATACGTTCGGAACATTGATTGGTTAATAACTTGTAACCAATAGGTAGAAGTTTCGGGCGCAAAGTTCAAAGAGTAATCAATACCCAATACTTGCAAGTCTTGACCAAACATTACGTAGTCGAAGTTGGTAACGTTTCCCGTTCCGTCTGTGTAGTGGATATGGTGCGGTAAAGTAACCGAACCAAATTTGTAAAGTAAACAAGGTTTAGGAATATATGGCGCAAACGCACTATCTAACGAATAGCCTACTTGAAGTCCCGTTGGGTTTCCTAATTCAAAGAATTGATTAAATAGTAGATTCTCAAAAGGAAGTTCTACGTTAAATTCTCCCCCGTCGTATGGGTATTGGTATTCCGTGTTTCCGTATTCTCGTAGCGCTTGGTCGAAAAAGGCTTTGTTCATAAAGCTATTTGATTGCTGATACCTAAAAGCTATTTTCTTGTATAACCTTACGCGGTCTATTCCTATTTCGGTTTTGTCTGTAAACTTCGTTATGTCGATAATTGCCCCCGCAGCATACCAATCGTCAAGCGGTATAAGTTCGTAAGTGTTGGGTGCAGTGCCGTAGCAAGTTAGGTTATATTCTTTTAGGATTCCCGAAACAAAATCTTGTACCTTCATAGTAGGCGCTAACCAAGCAAGGTTAGTCGTAGCGCTTGTAGTTATGGTGTTAGTTGAATAGTCGACAAAGTCATTATAACTTACAGAACTAATAACATAATCAACTGAATACGTCAATAAAAAATCAATGCTTAAACCAACGTCGCTTCGAAGCTGAAAGGTGTATACGTCGTTTAATCCTTGAACGTTTGGAATCGCCACCAAGTTTCCGTTAGTATTATATCCTAATCCATTCCAAGTTGCATAAAGAGTACCATTCTGATAAACATCTATATAAAATGGAATTGTAGGGTTTGAGTTGTTTGATATAAATAAATAAACATTATGAAAACTAACGCCCGACAAAAAGTTTAAAGTTACCGTACTATTTAAGATGTCAACGTAAGGAATAAGATTATAAATTCCGTGACCACCCCCACCGACAAAACTATTTAAAGTGATATTTTCGGGTTGGCTTGTAAAGGCAAAGTTATTTCTATTTTTAAACCAAAGGTAAGATTGCGTAAACTTTGGGTCGCTCAAAAAAGTACCCGTAAAATTAACACCGTATCTATTTTCAATTAAATTAAATATCGAAGCAACCCTAACGGCAGGGAATAGTTCTCTGTAGTCTATTGCCCCTTGGTTCGTCCTTATGTCGTTAGTGTTCATAGGAATATTAACAAAAGGTAACCAATTAGGAAGGGTTGCAGTCGGTTGAACTGCGCCGTATTCCCAAATCCGATTGGAAGTTATTAGCGGGTAACATACGTCCCAATCAATAGCCCCGTTAGTAATTCTTTGGTAAACTTCAGCGAAACTATAGGTATGATTTATTGGGGTGTAGTCAAGGTCGCTTAATAAATCTTCGCCTACCAAGTCTTTAAGGGTTGTAACGTCTCCATAAAAAGTAATCGTATAGGAGTCGGGTTGCCCGTTTTTCAATTGGCTCTTTTCCATTTGAATTTTGCCCCTACGAAAAAAAGTCATATCAATTTCTATGTACCCGTCTAAACGTTCTTGGTAGTTAATAGAACTATTCAAGGCGTTCTCGTAGAAGTATTCCCAAATTGAATTATTCTTGGGGCTTGTAGGAATCGTAAACGACTGCGAGAAGTCGGTAAACGTTTTACTTATGTCTTGTATATTTTGAATAGTCGAAGTTACTTCTATTACTTCGTCGTTAAATAGGTCTAATTGTTGACCTTCTACAAAAACCCTTACTTGTCTTTTCATTAGATAACGTTATTAATTAAGTCGTTACTTTGCTCGAACTCCAAAACGTAGTTAATCATATAGTTATTAATGCTCTTTTGTTTGTCGATTCCTTTAGTCTTCAGTTTGACGGGTTCGTTATTCAATAAGATTCGTTCACTTAACATTAGTTGTTGAAGGTTAGAACTAAATGATTCGTCTACCCAACCCGTATTAACTCGGTAGCTAATTATTCCGTTCGTGTTGAAGGTTTGCCGTTGGTTGGCTTGAGTGTCCCAACTTCCAAACAATCCCATTTCTTGCATTAGGTTAAACTCGGTTGTAGAAGTTTCTAAATTTTCGTAAGATGCTTTAAAGAAAAATTCCCTTTGCCAAGCCCCGTACATATTAATGAAGTCCACTACTTGAACGTCGTATTTACATTCTTCGATTGGGTAAAAAGTAGCAGTCCAAAGTAATTGCGCTCCGTTAAATATTTCTACCTTGTTTCCCGTAAGATAATAACTTGGTCGAACTCGGTAAAGATTGTACATAGAATTTCCACCCGTAATTGAATACTGCCAAAACAAACCCGTTTGTAACTGCGTGTATTTTACCGTCCAATGTGTTTCTAAATATGCCGTAAAAGTACCCGCCCGTTCAAGGCTATTTAACAAAGGGTTATTGTTTGCGTCGCTCCAAAAGTAATAGTCTTTTTTGTCAAGGTGTACGGGCATTGTAAATATATGGCTTGGGTTGTAACCTTGCGAATAATAACCGAAGCCATCGTATGCCCAATAGGTTGTAGTTCCTAAAAGTACATAGGATTGCGTAAAGGGGTCTAACCAATATTCTTTAACGTCTACTATAATGTATTCGTTTACGTTTAGTAAACCTTCATCTGTGGCGTAATTATTAATAAAAGTCGTGTGTTCTATGTACTCCAATAGGTATGGGGAAATATTGTAAAGGGTTTGGGTGTTGTTACTTGCAGGAATCAGTTTCTCCAACGTGTAACTTGGTGCTATTGGGGGCGGGTTTCCGTTTTGATATATGTAAAGTTCAACCTTGCTACCTTCTTGGGTAGGTTGGTTAATTTCCACTATAAAAGGGCTTCGTGCAAATATTCTATTAATCGCCATAGTTCTTAAAATTTTCTTTCATTATTGTGTCAAATAATTCTTCGGCTTCTAATCCGTAAAGTTCTACCATTTCGTCGGGTAGGTTTTTAAATGCTTCTTCAAAAGGTCGTGTAAAAAAAAGGCTTGGTTTTATTCCCCTATTCCAAATAGACCTTATAATAAATTGGGCAGTCATATCGTAGGAAATAAACTTTCCTCGCTTGTCGCGGAACTTTAACCCTTTACGTTTAACCCATTCTTTTATGCCTTTGGTTAAGCCACCTTTAACGCCCGTTCCCGTGCCAAATTGGAAGTCGCTTAAACTTCTTCCCGACTTTACACCTCGTACCCCTTGGTCTTGGTAAAAGCCGTATTCGAGCATTTCAAAGTAAAGGGTAATGGAATTAGGATTAACCGCTACTTCGCCTTCTAAACTTTGTTGTAAACTACCCGTACTATTTTTTGCGGATAGATTATTTTTCGCGTTCTGTATAACGTGGTCTCGGAATATCTTTAAGGCTTCTAATTGGCGTTCCTTTTCCATTTAACAAATAGTCATTTCGTTAGGGAAGTCCACGTTAAAAGTCATTGCCCAACCCGCCAAATAGTTTTCGAATCTTTCTATAAATGGTTCGCAGTTAGGTGCGCCGTTTAGTTGGTACAAATCGTCCCAAATGTTTCCGTGTTTTAGCATCTCGAAACATCGGTTTAAAATTGCTAACTGAGTATTTAAAACGTCTATTTCGTTGTCTGAAGTTTCAAATTTTCCCGTAGGTTCTTCCTTGCGTTGGCTTACGTTATCCATTGCGAGAATAGTAACCGACGCGCTAATAACGTTGTCGTTAAAGTTTACATTATTTACCATAACGTGAACCAATGGAAAGATATTTTGTTTGCCTAAATCCACGTTAAAAATAGACCCTTGCGTTATCGTGTTAACCAAGGGGTCGTTAGTGAAGTGTGTTTTAAGTGTGTCAAGTAAAGAATAGTAACCCGTCATAATTTAGCCTTTTTTATTTCCATTAATTCTATTTCGTTTTTCTCCGATTCAAAAGTTAGATAGGTAAGACATTTAAATAATCCGTATTTTGTAACTGTGTCATATTTTGTAAGGTCTCCTTTAGCGAGTCCGTAAATGCTTGAATACCACCCCCACTTTTTGCCAAACTGAGTTCGTGCGCTAAAGTCAGAAACTCTTTCTCGTTCGTCTTTATCTCGCTCGTCAAATAATCGAGGGTAGCGCTTAATAACTCGCTTCCTAAACTCCAAAAAAAAACACTTGAAGAAATAGCTACGTCCATAGGCGCGAACTTCATACCTTCGCTAAATGCAGCTGCCCCCGTGTATTCCATAATCTCGTACTTGTCTTCTTTACGAATTGTAATTGGTCGGTACATTACTGCCATTGCTTTGTGGAAATCTTCCCACTTACTTAAATAGTTTTCAAGGTCTACATATTCCCCAAAGGTTATATTCTCAAGGTCGGGAATAAATCCAAATTCTATATCGCCTATTTTAAAGGTAGGTTTAAACTTTGGTTTAGCCTTGAAGATTTCCGTAAAGTGTACGATTAGTTCATTAATAGAAGTTAGTTTTAGTTTGACTACTTCTTGTAATTTCAGACCGCAAAATATTTCAATCATTTTTTGTGCTATAAATTCTTCGTCGTTTGACGTTGCTTGTAGCTTTAAAAACTCTTGGTAGTTACATAATGGTATTTCACTAATTGAACTTGGTACGACTATATCTAACTTCATATTATTATAATTAATTTTTCGTGTTTTTGTAATTCAAAACAAATTCGTGCGCTCGTACAAGCATTTCAAAGTGTTGGGGAAAACGTGCCATATTATTAAATACTATTTTAACCTGCTTACCCGTTCGTTCATATATGTACGATTCTACCCGCGCAATCATTACTTGAAGGTCGTTCGTATTACCGTACTGCATAACTCCCGTAATATGAACCTAACCCTAACGTTTCCATTTCGTGGTATCTAAACGCATCGATAGCGTGGTTATTAAAATCGATTGGTTTGTTTAATCGTTTTCCTTGCTTGTCCGTGTCCCAAATGTACGAGCGTAATTCTTTGATTAAATTACCGCTATTAGAAGTAACAAGGTATTCGTTACGCTGAATTACGTCTATTCCGTAGTTTATGGAATCCTTACCCTTTGTTACTCCTTTAATCGTTATTCCGTATCTTCTTATTTCATCTATGCTTTTAGGTTCGGAACTATCAGCATAAACTATTACGTTTTTTGGTAGCAACTTAGCTATGTCGCTATTTAATAACCCCGTTTGGTAAACTAATTCGTTTACTATTCGTTGCCCGTTGTAATTGTATATTTCAATTATTGCGGTCGGGTCGTTCGTGTAACCGAAGTCCAACCCTAATCCAATTAGCTTGGCTTCCTTTGGTATAGTGTCAATTTGTTTCCAATTAGAGAATACAACACCTTCTAACATTCCTAATTGACCTTCGCCGTATACCTTCCACCAATTAGCCCAATAAGAACTTGTCTTGGCTTTGTCGCGGTTCTTTTCTATTTGGTCTATAATTGATTGGTCTAACGCTTCGTTATCCTTGTAAGTCAATATTAAAAAGTCGGAGTCTGATTCGTCTTTTAGTTCGGTGTGTACCCAAAACTCGTTGGCGGGGTTGAAGTCTAAATAAACTTCCTTCCGTGTTCGAATAGCTAATTCGTTGTAGGCATCAAAGGTAATATTGTTACATTCGTTTATGTATAGTATGTCCCTTCGCGCACCCCGTAGTTTACTTGAGTCATCAGCGGAAAAAAATTCTATTACGCTTCCATTTGCGAACTCGTAACGAAGTAATGAGCGGTTAAAACGTTCTTCGAAATACCTGCCCGTTGATTTCATTATTTTTAGGAAGTCCCGTAGCGCACCACGCCTTAAATGGGGGATAGTTTCCGCGACTATTGATATTTCTAACCCTTCTACCTTGGCTGCCTTGTCAATTAACACGGGAATTATTCCGAAGGTCTTACCCGCCGATGTTCCCCCTTGAATAATCTTAACCCGCTTTTTAAGATTCAGTATCTTTCGAATCGCCGTCGTTTTCTGAAACATCGGGGAATAATGGTTGTTCTACGTTTGTAATTTCTTTCTTGTCGCTTAATCCTAATTTACGTGCAATTAGGTTAGGGCTAAACAATCCTACTGCCGCTCCGTTGAAGTTGTTTACAAAGCAATTTTTTCTTATACGTGTTATGATGGTAGAAAAACGCTTGTATCTTCCCCTCTGATTACTCGAATAGCTTCCAAGGTCTTGTATTATGTCCCTATCAGCTAAATAACATTCGAAGCCTTCAAAGGTTATTGGTACGCTTAAAGGCTTGTATTCTTCCCTTCCTTCTTTACCTACGTATTCTACTTTGTACATAGGTGAATTTCGGGCGTATTCTACATAGTCTAAAAAGTATTGCCAAAGTTCTTCGGGTGTGTTTATCTTTGTGCTTCCTAAAGGTCTTCCCATTTTGATTCGTGTTTTGATAGTTTAGATTCTTCGTAGGTAGACGAACAAACCGCTAAACGTTGGTCTGTGTCGGGAAATTCTTTATTCATTGTGTCATCTGACATACATCGCATAACAAACTCCTTTTTATTCTCCTTCGGTGTTGGATTCGGTATCGGCATCTTTTTCTTCTTTGTAAACTGCGTAAAGTGTATTCAATTTATTAACGATTTCACGGAGACAAGAACCACATTGGGTAGGTTGTTGTTTTTCGTGTAGAACCCTATTGTATATTTTTAAGATTTCTCTTTGTTCGCTTGGGCTAACGCTACTTCTTTGACGGTTGTAGAATTTGTCCAAAAAGTTGTATTCGTCTTCCGTTAGGCATTCAGGTTTCTTGTATCGCCAAAGTTCGTTTAACTTTTGTTTACGTTCTTCGCACCCGCAGTCTTCTCCTAATATCCATTTAGCAACTTTTGCTACTCCCGTAGCTTCTAAAATTTGTTCTACGGTGTCGCCTAATCCTTCGGCTTGTTTCTTTTTTCGTGCCATAATTTATTGTTTATATGTTAATACTTGTTCTTTAGTTCCTAATATTATTGTGCCGTCGGTTAGTGTTTCGGTTTTAATTACTTCTAACCCGTGGTGTTCTTTTGGGTAAATCGTATATTCTTTCGACAACCAAAACTTTACTTTTATTTCTCGCAGGGCTTGGGAACTCCAACCCGTTTTTTTTATCATTTCAGTTAATACCCTTCGTTTTGCTTTCATTTTATTAATTCAAAATCCGTGTTTTTGTAGTCCTCGTATTCTTCGCCAACGGCTTCTCTTATCTTTGCCTTGCAGTTTTTTAACGTGTTGAAAATCGAACTGCTCGATATGGTAGTTTCTTTGGCTATGTCTCTTATGCTTAAATCCGTGTCTTTATACACTTCGAATAATTTTTGGTCGTACCAATGCCAAGAATCCACTTCGTCTTGTACCTTCATTAATAACTTATAGTAGGCTTCTTCTTTCTCCATTTCGCTTGGTTCGTCTTTAATTACGACTTGTTCGAGCGGGACTTTTTCCAATCGTGAATTACTGCGTAAATGAAGAAGGTAAAGATTCCGAAGAGTAAAATACATAAATCCTTTGTTAACTTGACCATTCTTTATAATATTTTCGGGTTGGCAATACTTGTAAATTCGTAGGTAGGCTTCTTGTACAATGTCTTCAGCAAAAAAATCTTCACCGAAAGATTCGACTACTTTTACCCATTCCTTATGGTCTTTTGCGACGATGTTAAGCCATTCCATTTGTTTAGTTTGTAGTCAAATATAATGATTAATTTTTAATCGCAACAAAAAACAAAAAAACCGACTAAAAAAAGTCGGCTTAATGTTACATTCCCTTGCTTACTCTGTAAACGTATTCGTCCAAGGTTCTTAACGTTTTTATGCTTACCAACGCTCCCGACAAAAAACGGTCTATTGTATATTGGTGCATCTTTAACCCTTTGGACTTTATTTCCTTGACTACTTGGTTTCGTGTTTTGGTAAGGAGAATTTCTTTTAACCCCTTGCGTAATGAATTATCGTCTATAAACATAATTAAAAGGGTAAATCGTCTTCTTCAATTACTTGCGTGTGAACTTGTTTAGGCTTTTCGTTAGCGTATGGTTCGCTAAATGAACAAGAAAAATACTTTGTACCTTTTGAAGATTCTTTAAACCATAAAGACATATCAAATTCTAATCCGTGAAAATTTCCTTTTCCTCGGTAGTCGGGTTGGTTACCTTGCTTTTTGTCGTTCTTAAAAATCGCTCCTGTGTTTACTTTTGTTTCCATTTTATTTATTTGTTTAAGTTTATTTCGTTTTCATTTAGGCTATCATTTAGAAAATCCCGTAGCCTTTCAACCATATTCCATTCGTCTTCGTTTAGTTCTTCGTACTTGTATAGCTTACGGAGTTCTTGTTCAATTCTCCAAAGTACGACAAACATATCTTTGCCTTTGTTAGCGCAGTAAAATTCGTGTTCGTCTTCGGGTAAGTCAAATGTTAGTTTTGCTTTCATCTTTATTATACGTTTCGTTATACCAATCTTCAAACTCACCTTCCTCCCATCCTCCAATGTATGGGCAACTTGCCTTTCTCATTTGTTCCTTCTCCATTTCTAACGCTTTTGGTATTAAATCATTTATCCAAATATCAAGTTCGGAATTTTCTTCAAACCAAACTTGTTTTTTGAATTCATTTAAGAACCACTCTACTGCTGTTTGTTTCATATCTCGTTTTTTAGTTTCTCAATATACAAGGTAGCGTCCATAAGTTCCTCCTGTAAATGATTAAGCCACCCTATTAAATCTACGTCTTTGCGGTCTAAGTTAGTTCCGTATTTTCGTATCCCTCTTTTACTGCGTTCGTTGTATTTAGTCATAACGGAAATTAAAATAGTGTCTTCGTGTTTAATTGGTTCTTGGTCGTGTGTTATGTTCATTTGTTTTCTTTTTCTAATTCATCAATTTTAGCCTTATAAAAATATATTTCGGATTTTAGTTGTTGAATTTCTTTATTAAACTTCCTTAGTTGGTCTTCGTGTCTATTTACCCGTTCTTTGTAATAAACCGAACTTTCAATAGCTTTTTCGTATTTACTTAAGATTACTTCTATAACTCTTTGCTTCATAAGGTTTTCATTAATAGGTTATAGTATTCTCTACATAGTTCGACACGTTCTTTTATTTGTTCTATTACGGCTTCGTCTTTTTGTACGAACCAATATTTAACCCTTCGGTTTTTCGGAATATGCCCGAACTTGTGTTTAGATTCTACTTCTTTTCGTACTTCCGTGTTTTCTTCGATTAGGTGAAGTTTCCAATGGGTGCGCCGTATTTCGTCTTCAACTATTTCTAAAGGGGTGTCGATTAGGCAATAAGCTAAAACGGCTTCCGTTTTATTCGTTAACCATAAGTAACCTTGTAACTGAAAATAGTAATCCTTGTTTGGTATTTCTGTCTCAAACCACGGGAAGGTAGAAGCGTCCCAAGAAGATTTAACATCTATTAATACTTCGTCCGTGTTTACGTCGGGAGTTCCTTTAACCCAATCGTTTTCAAAAAATTCGTCGTTCTTGTAGATAAAGTTATAATTAAGAACCTCGTTAACCAACCCTATCGAAAGGTCTTCTACTTCGTTTCCTTTATCCGTGTAACGTGAACTAAATTCTTTTTTTATGCCGTACTTTTCTTCTAAGACAAGGTCTTGAACGTACGTTTTAGCAGTTTGCGAAAGGACTTCCCCCGACTTTCGGGGGTTAGTCATTATTTTTCCTATTGCTGAGCATCTTATTTTCATAGCAGTTTTATTAGATTAGAACTTCAAACGTTTTCGATTAGTGTTAATTGTGAATCTGTTAAAGTAAAGTTAGATAGTAATTCTTCTTTAGTGTACTTACCCCCTGCGATAGCTTCTAAAGCCTTACCTAAACGCTTTTGGTCAATGCTTGGTTTCTTCGGTTCGTGCTTTACTTGTTCGCCCGAAGCGTCGGTATCTTTGTCCGTAACTAACCCACAAATAGAAGATAAGCAGTAACGACGAAAATAAGTACAACCGCTCCCGAAGGATTGGTAAGAGTTCATACCTTTAAGTTCTACTTGCGGAATTAGGGTAGTGCTTTCTATTGATTCCCCACTTTCAACGTGAAAAAGTACGGTAACTAAATAGTTTTCACCTTCTTTAGAATTTAGCAACTGCGTAAATCCTAATCCGTGTTTAGCTAAAAGTGGGTTAATCTTCTCAAAGATAGCGGGTAAATCAGCATAAGAATACCCGAAGCCTTGCGTTCCCTTGTGAATTACGGGGACTTCTTGTTGGAAGGCTGCCAACGATTTGAATAAATGTTTCATAGCGTATAAAAATTAACGTGCGTTACCAAGTCGCACCCCTTGTTTTTAATTACTTAACCAATCCTTTAACGTAGTAAACGGGTACATTCATATTTTCTTTATCATCAGGACTTACTGCGCCATCATAAAAAACACCTTTACCAAATACTTTTTCAATATCATTATCGGAAAACCATCCATCATATTCAACTACCAAACAAGCAAAAGGTTCTCCGATTGTTTTTGTTAAAAATATACTATTGTTATGAGTACGTTGAGTGGTATCGTTTTTAGAATAAATCCATAAGTGATTCATTCCTTTAGCTTTTAGGCTTCTATTATACTGCTCTTGTGTTAATTTAATTGTTTTCATAGCGTTTTCGTTTTTAATTATACACAAATATAATACTTATTTTTTAATCTGCAATACTTTGATATAAATTTTTTTTAAATTTTTTTTTCTATTAGTTCTTTTGACCTTTCAAAGTAAGCCATTAACTCAATATCGTTAAAGGAATTTTCACGGGGTTTTCTTCCCCCTATTCTTATTTGTCCCTTTAGTTTTTCAAGTTTGCCATATATAATGCCGTCGTAACACTTCCAAATAATTACGGGGTTCGTCTTTTTGTCCATTAGCTTAACTAACTTTCTTACGGCTATGGGTAACGGGTAGGCTTCTTCTATTGTTTTGTTTCTCCCTTTTACTTCTGCGTAACCTATTATTCGTTCGTCTTTTAATAACTCAAAATCTATGTCGTTTTCGTCCAACTTTCTGCAACTTAAATCGTATTCATCGCAAAAAATCGCTATTGCCTCGCATTCGTTTTGTAGGTCTTTAAGCGTTTCAAATCTCATTTATTCTTGTTTTATAGCGTTTAATGATTTCTTTAAGTTCGTCTTTTGTCCACTTCTTTACTTCGTGGGCTTTGGCGTGTAGTTCTATTAATCTTTCAGCGCCTATTCTCTGTTGGATTCCTATTTGGTAGTTAATTAAGTTTCCGTGTTTATATTGATTACACGTTACGCATTGGGCGTGTACGTTATCTTCGTCAAAAGTTACTGCCTTATGTCCACCCATACTGAAATAGTGTCCTGCGTCGTATTTCGCTCCTAACGGCTTTTCACAACTTACGCAAGGTTTATCCTTATCGCGTAGTCGTATGTACTTGTTAAAGGTTATTTGGGCTAATTTCAGAAGTTCGGGAAGCGTTTGGAGTTCGTCTTTTAGCATCTTCTTCTTTTTCTTCCATTGCTTTTCCTTTTCAACTTCTACCCAAACACGAACGCAATCGGATTCTAAACAATATTTTTGATTAAATCGAACGGGAGTAAATTCGACTTTACATTGTTTGCACTTCATTAAAATAAACTTAATTGATTTTGTGAAATATCTTTCCAAGCGTCAGCATTAAATCTAATTATATCTAACTCCTTTTCTTTTATATGTGAAACATCTCCAATATATTCAAAAGATTTAGTTATGCTAACTTTTCTTTGTTGTCCTCCCTTTTCATTTTCTAATCGTATTTTTTCTAAATTATTTTGTATATCACAAATCCTCCATTTTTTTGAATTTTCTCTTTTATTCCATAAAGCAGGATTAGAAGTTTTTGCGTAAAATCTTTTACCATCTTTAACATATAAACTTGCAATATAATCACTAACAAATCCACCTATACCTATGCCTTGAAAATCAGGCAACACAACAGTTCTGCTCATTCTAAAAGCATTTTTTAATGTGCCACTTGGCAAAGGCAAAACAGCGTTAAAACAAATTGGCTTATCATTATAAAGAGTAATAAAGCATTTAGCACTTTTAGACAAATCACTTGTTAAATAATGATGTTGTTTGAATATATTCCAAGTTTCATATCTACATCGAAATATCGAAAGGTTAATGGTTGGTCGACTGCGCCTAAGACATTCGTGTCTTTCGACACGCCCTTTAAGTGGTGAATATGTCCAATCAGGCAATAACCATTCCATTATATCAAAATGACACGAAGCAAGAACAATTTTTTTATTATATCGTCTAATATATTTTTGCAACGCATAAGACATTGATTTAGCTACATCTCTATCTACAACAGAAGTATATTCATCTATTAATACAACTTCATTTTCATTTGCTTTTCCTATCTTATATGCTAATTCTGCTCTATATTGTTCTCCATTGCTTAATGTGTGAAAAGGTCTTAACCAAGTTGGCACACTACTTAAACCAATAGCACTCAATAAAGACGTAGCTTCTTTTGGTTCTAACCAATCAAAATTTGATATTAATGCTTTTTCACTATCAAAATTTATAGTTTCTAAATTACCAAATTGTTTTAATAATGTGGTTTTACCTGTTCCGCTACCACCATAAATTACACCTATATTCCAATTAAACGTTTTGCATTCTCCAAAATTCATAGGTATGTTAACTGAAGTTTCTTCTTTATTTTGAATATCAAACGCTTCAAATATATACTCGGTGTATTTATCGTTTAAGATTTTATTTTTTAATTCTATTTGTTTCATAACGTTTTATTTTTAGTTCCTATTATTTTATAATCTAAAACTTTTATTATTTTTTCTCCTTTGTGTTCAATATCATTAATACAAAAAACACAATCTTTTTTTATATATGTACCTTTTTTGTTTTTTAAATTAAGGTTTCCAAATAATATTTTATTTTCTAAATCTTTCATAACTCCGTGGTTAGGCTTTCTATTTCCGTTTTTAACTCCTTGTTTTCTAACTTTAATTCTAAATTGATTCGTTCAAGTCTGAAACAAGTTTGCATAGCTGCCCTATATTCCTTCTCCAAGGTATGGTAAGCGTTTCGAACATCGTTTAAATCGATTAAACTTTGCTCCATTGAATCTATAAGGTCTTTTCTATGGGGGTGTTTTTCTTTAATCTCGTCAATACTTACTCGAACCTTTGTAAAAGTGTGGTTTAAAAGTACACTTGCTTTAATTAACGTATAATCGTCCATAATTTTTAATTTAAAATCCGTGTTTTATTACTTCTATTGGGTTAACACCGTACACTTCAAAGCCTAATCCGTAGTTAAAATTACATAAAACTTGCTCATTTAACCCCGTGTGTTTCCCGCCCGTGTCCATATCCTTTACTTTTTCTACTCCTACCATAGTTTTATACTTCATTTCTTCGTGTTTAATTAACCTGTGAATTACAAACATATCGTCGCATCTATTAAGAAAAGCCTTCCCGCCTTCGATATGGTCTTTTAATGGGGGCTTTAAATGTCCTTTCCAATCGCCTTCAGTATATAAGTTGCCACTTCGTCCACTTTCCGTATTGGGGTGGGTGTTAATATAGATAGTCATACCCGTTCTATTAACGAACTCACGGGCTTTATTCATAAAAGTATAGTTACCTTCGTATGTCATTTCTCTATCTAACCCCGTAAAAGGGTCAATTAACGCAACGTCGCACCGCGAATTTTCGAATATGGTCAAAAGTTCCAAAGGCTTGTAAAGTTTTGAGTTATCCACGAAGTAAAAAAATTGTTCAAGGTAGCCAAGGTAACTTTGAATCTGTTGAGTAGTTAGGTTTTTAAATGGTTCACCCGCATACATCTGTATTAAGTCTCTTAATATTTGTCCCTTTTGGTTTTCACCGCTCCATAAACAGAACTTTAATCCGTGTTTTAGTGCCAATACAAGGAAGTACCAATTAATCCAATATGTTTTTCCGACATTATCGTGTCCTAAAATAATATTTAGTTGTTTGCGTTTGAATCGTAGGTAGTCATCTAACCCGCAACCTATCCCCAACCCTTCTTTAATCTTCCCTTCTTTGTAGTCTAATAAGTATTTAATAGTATCTCCTTGTTTAGTCAGCATTTCTGTAATCTTTAGTGTCTATGTAATTTTTCATTTTTTGAACGTAGTTATAAGCCTTCATATCGTCGGATAATTCTTCGGGTTTTTTTCTGCCAAGGTAAGGTAAAGTATTTAATAAAGTGGACTTCCAATTTTTAATCGGTTTTTCTTTTCCCTTTACATTCGTACACCAATTATTAACTTTCCAACTTTCGTACTTCAATCTAACTTCTTCCGTATTGATATCTGAAATTTGACTAACTGCATAAGCTATAAAATCTTCGCAAGAAGGTATAGTATTATTATCTATTACTTTATCTCTTACTATTACTCTATCTCTTACGGCATCTTTCGCATCGGTTGGCATACGTTCGGATGCGGTCGCATTCCATCGCTTTTCTGCGTTTGCTTTATTCTGCGCTCGTTTGTTTTCGTACTTAACTAAATCTCTTTTAAGCGTTTGCTTAATTGGTTCAAAGGCTATCTCAGTTACAAAATCGCATTCGGGGTTTTGGTCGTTAACGTAACGTAAAATATGTTTGAACAATTTACCCGCTTGTTCGTCGGTTAGTTTTTCGGCGGTATGTATTACATCGCAATACAATACAAACCCATTTTTTTCTTTAGCCATTTGCCTAAATTTTAATCAATAAAAAACCCTCGCAACTCCGTAGGCTCTCACTTCTACTTCATTACAAGGGTTAGTAACTTCTTTAAGGTTCTATAATGTGAGAGACGAACCATTTGCAAATATAACTAATTAATTTAATATTTGTTTATTTTCGTTTTTATATTCATTTCTTTTTATACGTTCTTGGATTGCTTCGAGTTCTTTAATACTTCCGCAGTTCAAAACATCTATAAACAAGTCGCTTAAACTTCTGCTAATTTCAAAGTTGTTTAGTTCGTTTCTTAAAAACTCCGTGTCTAACATATAGAACTTGTCGCTTTTCTTTTCCCAATACCTTGCGTTATTATATGCGTGAATACAAGTAGCGTGGTTCTGTTTTAGCAGTTCTGCTATGTACGGATAACTTGCACCGTGTCTTCGTAGAAAATAAACAAGGTAGCTTCGTTGGTTAACGAATCGTCTTTTTCTGCATTTTTTTTCGAGTTCAAGTTGGTTAATTAGGTCTTTCGCCTTTTCGTAAAGTGTCATAATTTTTTTATTTCTTGTTCGACTTCTTGTAGGTATAAAAATTTGTCAAATGATTCGTCTAAATCTCCCGTTATAAATTCTTTAGATAATTCGATAGCAATTAACGCGCATTGTTTGGCGTTATATTTATTTACTATGTACCCGTCTAATTCGTCCCATTCTTGGGTAAATTCAATATAACGTTTAAATAGTTCTTTTGCTTTTTCTTTTGGTGTCATATCTGTTTTATATTTATTATTAATTTTTCCCAAATGTCCAACACTAATTTAGCGTGTCTTGTGTCGTAGGCTTCAACAATCGAAATCGTTTTCTTTCTCCTTGCTTTCGGGTTCTGTTGGTAATAGTGTGTTATTATATAAGTCTTCATATTTCGCTTGTATTACGTTGCAATAATGGTTAAAGTTAAAGTGTCCGTTTCGGTGTGTCCAATCCTTATCCTGCACCCACCATTTAATTTGTTCTATTAAATTATTTTTCATCGTTAGTATTTTTCGTTTTCCAATCCGTAGTTATGCCAATCGTCTTCGATTTGTTGCCACCAATCAAAAACACCTTCAGCGGCTAATTCTTCCCAAGTCCAATAGTAAAGACCTTCTATTTCGGCTTCCTTCATTTCGTATGGTTCGCAATAATCAGAGTGGCATAGTTCACAATAGATGTTACTTAATTCGATTTCGTAAGCCCCGTGTTTATCCACTTTGATTTGATAGTCACACGTCCCGTACCGGTCGAAGTATTCGAATTCAACCGTTTCTCTGTTTTTGTTTAAGGTAATTAACATATTATTAAGAATAAAAGGTTATAAGATAAAATGTACATAGCAACCAAGGCTAAAAAACTAACAATAGAGTTAACATAAGGGTCTTTCATAATTCAGTTATTAAATAGTTAGATAAATCATTTACATTCGAGTTGGCAAATAATAGTTCTGCGTAAAGTTGGCAGTCTTCCAAATTAACCTGCTCGGTTAATGAAGTCCAAAGTTCATTTCCATCTTTGTCTAAAAATTCAATTTTAAAAGTTTTCATAGCGTTTTTTTTAATTGTTTAGTGAATAACTATACGCAAATATAAATAGTAAGTTTCAATCTACCAAACTTTTTAACATTTTTTTTTGATTTTTTAACAAATTATTTTCTAAACCCTTGATTTATAAGCGTTTTCAAGACATAAAAAAAGGGGCTTTTGCCCCCTAATTAAAACGCTATGCGCTAAATTACAACGGAAATTTGAAAGAATCTATGTTTTTAACGTACGAGTTATTAACTTCTTTTGTTTCTATTTTCAATATCCTACCGCCTAAAGGCTTCGGGGGTGCGCCTCTTTCAACGTGCCAACCTATGTACCCGTCGTTATATTCTTCTTTATAAGTTCCCGTTAGCATAAGGTGAATAGGTTTCTGTTTAACTGAGTAACCTTGCTTCGAATGAAAATGCAGTTCTTCCCGTTGGTCGTTTCGTCCACTATTTTCGTGTATATGCCCCATCGAAAATACGTCCATATCTTCGTACATTTCTAAAGCCCTTGTAAGGTTTAACGCTCCTTTTGTGACTATTCCACCGCCACCACTTCCGTGAAAATACTTAACTTTCGTACTAATTATTGAATTACTATGGAAGTTTTGTTTAACAATTATCCAACCACCGTACCCGCCCGTATGTATTTCGGTTTGGCACTTGTAGTTAAGTAGGTCTACGAATCTTCTTAATAGGTCTGTTTCTTGAAATTTAATTACTCCGGTCTCGTGGTTTCCGTAACCGATTACTTTAATGATTTCAGCGTAAGGTTCGAACCATTCTACGGCAGTTTCTACAATCGAATCTAAATACCTCGCGTTGTTATGTTCGGGTCGTATGTCGGATTTATTGCGTCGGTTGTCGCCTCGCCCTTGCATCAAACAAAAGAAGTCCCCGTTAATTATTACGGGAATGTCATTCTCTTTGCAGAAATCTAAATGCTTTTTTAATAGGTCGCGGTCGCAATGTGGGTTGTCCCAATGTATGTCTGATAACATAGCTACGTGAACTAATTTGCCTTCTAACTTTAGTTCGTGGACATTTCGCCCGTGTTTAATTACTTTCATTTATAATTGGTTACGATAACGTAAAAGTAAACTAATCCTATTAAATAACGAAGAATTTAAAAATAACCTTAAAAAGAACCCCAACACAAAAGCTATCAATACCAACCACCACGAAGTACGGTATTTAACAACTTGTTGCGTTTTTACCTTTGCTTTAGATTCGTGTTTAACTATCTTTACTTGGGTGTCCCCTTTAATTTTTAAGGTCTTAATTCGTTCTCGGTATTCGATTTTAGTTTGCCATTTGGTTTTAGGAATATATACATTCTTCAATTGTATTACCGTATCGCGATACGCAATAAACTTTTCCCATACGATAGTGTCGTTAATTATAATGGGGAAAGAATCTATTGTACTTATTCGTATTGTATCGCGGTCATTAACCACCTTTAGCCCGTGTTTAAGAGCCTTTCTGTAATGGTATTGTGCTTGGCGTTCACTTGAACACGAAAACGCCGTTAAAACGATTAAAAACGCTATTAAAAATAGTCTCATATTTCGAGCAAAGTGTAACTAAACTTATTCCCGTGAATCTTCGCAGCTTTCTTGCATATAAACATAAAGGTTTCGAAGTCTTTTACTCTTTTAAAAACTTGGCAACCTTCAGACCAATTTTCTACCCAAGTAGAATCCGTACCCGCCTTGTGTATATTGATTCCAAAAATTCCCGTGTCGGTTTTGATTTCGTCAAACTTTAAGTCTCGGTTGGCATCGCGCCACACCGTAACGTTCCCTAATCTTTGGCATAATGCGTCGTATTTTCCACGGTGTTTATCAATAGCCCAAGCCCCGCGATATTGACCCGCTACTAACCGCGCAACTCCTTTTGGGTTTCCGAATTTTTCAACGCCTTTTTTACCTGCGTCGGTAGTGGCATTCCAACAAAAGAACTGCCAATTCCCCAAAGAATCTTTGTAAGATATGGTTATGAAATCGTCAAACACGTTAGTTACTTTGTCGGCTATCGAAGGCGCGTTATTTCTAACCCCTACTATATTAACGTCGTAACCTTTATTTGAATTATCTTCAAACCATTTATAGCCCTTAGCCTTTACGGCTTTTTCAATTTGTTCGCGTGTGTACATATTTGTGTACATATATTTAGTTTTTAAACTCCGTTAAATCGTTCTTGGTTCGCGTCAAAAACTCCTTAAATGATTTAAGTACGTTCTTTCCCGTGACGTCTTCGTAAGATTCGTTTATACTTTTTATCTCGATAAACGTACAAAAGAAGGTAAACGCTTTAGTTAAGACAAGGTGAACGCTTACGAAAAGACCTAACAAATCAGCTAATAAATACTTTTCCAAGAAGTAAACGGACACAATAGCCCCCGCATAAAGAAAAGATTTAGAAGCGGTATTACTTAAACGTCTTGACCTAAAAGACTTCCAACCATATAAACTTACGCTTCGCCAAACTCCGAAAAACATATCTAATATTATAAACCCAACGGCAATTAAAACCATCGGTTTGACGGGTGCTAATATTGATAGTATCGAAAGTAAGAAAAGGGAAAGTTTAGTTTTCATTTGGGTAGTTCCAATGGGCTAATAATTGGTATGTAATGTATGCGCAAAAGGTAGCGCTAAATAGTTTTTGGTAAATTGGTATGTCATCGAATACGGCAAACAGAAAACCCGCGTAACCGCATATATAATAGATAAGTCCTAATCCTTGAAGGTGGTCTAATTTTTTCACCCGACTAAATTTGTATTGGGTGACCAACTATCGGCACAAATAGAACCCCAACCTATTATATTTTTTGCAGCTTGTCCCCAACCTATCATATTAACTGCGCCTTGTCCCCAATAATTCATTTCTTATTCAGTTTAATTAATAACTTCGTTAGCTTAATAATGTTTTGTTTTTTAGGCGTGTAAATCTTTTTCATAAAAACCAACCGGTGTAAGTTGTGGAATCAGACGAAGGGTAAACGTCTCCGTTACTATTAGTGTTGTATTCGGGAAATAACGCACTATTAAAAGACATATAATCTATGAATCTTTCCGTATAATAAACCGCTAACTGCCGTTGCTTTTCTATTAAAAAGTCTACTTCGTTTTTATCTATATTAGTGGCGTTTTCGGAACTATGTTTAAAGATTCCCTTGTTTGCTATTGTATAGGCTTGGAAGGGTAGAAATTCAACCATTGCCCAATGTATTAACATAGGCTTTAAATAGGTTTCGACAAGGGTTAAATAAGGGTTTATTAACGTATTGTTTATTATGTCGGTTTTAATCTTCTCTAATAAGTCCGTACCCGTGTAATTTTGTATATGTATGTCCTGCGCTACCTTAATCCATTGTATAAAGGTATCCGTATCCATATTCCCGTTGACTGCGGTAAATCGTACTAAATCGTCGCGGGTTATTAATAATGCTTCAGCCATTATTTAAATCTTTTATTGGTTGGTAAAAAGCCGTTATACGGCATATCCACGGGGCGTTGCGCTACCTTCTTGTCATTCTTAATAACGTAGCCTAATTTTTCCGCTTTAGTCCCTGCAATTACTTTAGCGTTAGGGGAATTAACGTCTATTCCCGTGCCTTCAAAACTTGCGTAAACTTGTTTATTCCATCTGTGGTGGCAGTTACCGCCCCCTTTGTAAAACCAAATCGAATAAGTGTTAGCGCCTCGCGCCCCCCAACCTTCGTTAACTACTTGCTTTGACATTCTTTCTATGTCTTCTTTTCGGTAAATCTTATTTGCGGCTATCATTTTTTTACAGAACTCCCGACTCTTTGCCGTTGTAACTCCTGCATAAACGTAACGTGTAATAAATTTAATACCGTCTATAACATCGTCTTGTTTACTCTTTGAGTTAGGAAACGCTACGCCCGTGGAAACTATCTTTTTCGCTTTCTCAAATAGTGTTTTTTTGCGCTCTTTAAATAGTTCGTTTTCCGCTTCGTCGGTGTCGTAATCTAATTCGTATTCGTCTACTAATAACCATTCGGGGTTAGGGTCTTCGCCTAAGTCGATTAGGGCGTTAGCTACTTCGTTGTCTAAATTGGATTGGGCTTTTAGTTCTGTTGTATCTGCCCCCGTTTCTTCGGCTACTTGTTCTTCTGTTTGTGCGTTTTCAAGGTCTGTAAATTCAAGTGGTTTGAGCGTCTTGAAGAATAGTTTTAAACTAATTCCGTTATATGCTAAAATGCGGTCGAAGGCTTCTAATATTTCTTCTTGAAATGGTCGAATAACCATATTATTAAAAAGAATAAAAGAGTTCTGCAATTCGTCTGCATTCGAACTAAACCCGTTAGAACTTGCAATACCAAAAAGCAAAGGCGAAGTAACGTTGTGTCCTAACATTATTTTACGCAAACATTCTTCTGAAAGGTAAGTATAATGGTCGGGCGCGTCGTTTAATGGTACGTCGTCTATTGTCGTCTTGGATTCCGAATTTTGATTAAAAGCTACTATTACTTTTTCTCCCTTCGAACCCGTTAACTTACCCATAACCTTTTGGGCTATTAAGTCTTGTTGTTCTTCGCTCGGGACTCCGTTGTTAAAGTTGATTACTTTCGTTCCGCTGAAGCCGTGTTGAACTTCATTAATAAGGTAGTCGGAAACTTCTTCTTCTAAAACTGCGTAAGGTATCGCGCCTTGGTAGTCGGGATAAGCATAGTATTTCATCCCTACGCCGTAAGGCTTAACATAAAGGATTTCTACTTTCTCCTTTGAGAATCCAAAGGCGGGTAGCCTTTTAGGTTCGTATTTTCGTGTGTCTTCCCAATTATCCGAGTAATAATAACCCGTAATTTCTCCTTTTTCGTTGCATTTTTCTGCGCGTAATAGGTTCACGGGTATATGATAAGCCTTTAGAATCTTATCGTGCTTGTCGTTATAATGTACTTGTATTGCAAATTGACCAAATAACTTCCTATCGAATACCATTTTTCTAACGCAATCGGTAGAAAACAAAGTCATCATTTGCGCGTATTCGTTGGGCTTTCTTGAAGCGTCCAAGGCGCTTAAACCTTTTCCGTAAATAAGTCGCGCTACGTTGTTTATAATGGCGCTATTCGTGGTCGACTTGGTGTACCTTTCTATCAAGTAACCGAAATAGTTATTATCTTCGCCGAACTCTACCCAATTATCGCGCTTCGATTCTTGAATCGTTGGTTGTTGGTATTCTGCTAAATGTAAAACGTGTATATTATTCATACATTATAAAGTCGTTAATGGTTTGATTAGAAACGTAGCCCCCGTTATTTACAGAGAAAGTGTTAATAGGTTGGTTAGTACAAAAAATACGTTCCTTTAAAACTATGTTTGAACCCCCGTCTTTTAGTACCATCCAATAAAAGTGGTTTTCTTCTGTGGGTAAAACCCCGTTAAAAGAATAAACGTAGTCACCCGCCGTAAACGTACCGACTACTAATACCGTGTCGTTAGTGTTTTCGTCCGTTAGTTCAAAAGTTACGGGCGTTCCGTAGCGTGGTATAAAATCGAACGTTTGGCTAACGTTAGTCTGTTGTACTACTATCATATTATAATAACTCTTTATTCGTTTTTTTGTGCAATAAAAAAGGGGGCTATTAACCCCCAATTTACGCTATGAACAAAAGTTCTATGAATTAACTACCGTAGGGTTGTTAAGTAAAGCAACCAATGCCGCTTCGTCTGAACAATCAAGGAAGTTAGCGATTACGGGCTCTTGACCCGTAAAAGTCAATCCGTATCCGTTCATATCGCCCAACGCAGTACCATTTGAGATAGTCCCCGCAGTAACGTCCATACCTCTTACAAGACCTGCGATAAAGTATTGGTTATTGTTATTTTCAACGATAATGTTAGGTCGTCCGTAAGATAACAATTTAATTTCTTTGTGTGTTACTGCGTCTTGTTTTTTCAACTGAATAGACAACACTTGCTCAAAGAAAGTAGTTCCGTTTTCGCGCGAACTTGTAATAGTTTGTTCGAAAGAGTTTGTACCCTTTAATTCGAACTTGTAAATAGAAGATAAGGCGGGTAAAGAAATCCCCGTAATTAAATCTGAAAGGGCGGGTGTAGGGTCGTAAGTAATGTCGGTTTGAGGGTCATAAAGACCATAATTCAAAATATAGATATTTCGAAGTCCACCAACCGCGTCTTTACATTGCTCTTCCCGTCCGTGGCTAATATCGCAGCTCATAATTTTTAGTTTTAAAAAGTTTAAAAAAAGGGTGGCAGTTTATCCACCACCCCGTTATATTTTAGTTATTGATTATCCGTAAACTACGATGTCCTCGATAACTCCGTATTGCGCACCCGCTGCCATTCGCATAACGATTCGTACGTTATCGTCTCCCAATGTAGCGCTTGTATCGATTACTCTTACTTCTTGAGTGTCGCTTAAAAGTGAACAACCGAAGTAAAGGTTAGATACAGTTGTAGCCATCATAGAATCGGCAGGAAGTCCGTTTGCCATAAAAATAGGCAGTCCGTTAAAACTAAGGCTTCCGTTAGCGTACCACTGAGTTCCCAAGTTGTTAGTACCCGCGTTAGCTTCAGAACCCGTAAGTAATCCGAAACCACCAAGAGCGGCAACGTATGCTTTAGCTACGTTTTGAGAAACATAGATTTTAAGGTCGGGCTTTCCGTAAAGAGTAGACGGGATAGCATCGTAAACGGCTTGCATTTCACCGATAACGTTAGCGGCAGTAATAGCAACCGAAGGCACTAATTGAGCGGGTGGTAAGTTAGGGTCAACCAATGCAGTTGAATAAAGCCCGTCGAATTGTCCTGAAGTTGCGTTAGAACCTTGCCAAATAGAAATTTCGTTAGCGGCAGCTACTTTTTCAGCGGCATACGCGATAAGATAATCAGCAAAAGATTTAGGCAAAGTATCGAAAGAAGAATAACCCATTTCGATTGATTGCCAAGTTCTATGGAATTCAGACTTACAAAGAGTCATATTTACTTGAAGGTCTTTAACTTCCAATACTCTTTCGGTAAGGTCTACCGTACCCACGGGGGTAAAGTCGCAAGTGGCATCTTTCAAGAAATCGGTAGTCTCCAAACGTTGGATAACCGCTTTAAATTTTACGTTAGGCATAACGGTAACCCCGCCGCCTTCGATAGTTGGTGCAGAAAGTAGGGCTGCGGAAACATATTTCCCTGCCCACTGACCTGCATACGTTGTAGTAATTGTTGGATTTGGCATTTTATTAAATTTTAATTATTTATACATTTTATTAAGTACGGAATCAATAATTCCTTTAGGCGCTTTAGAACCGATTTTTACGTGGGTTACTGCGCTTTCATTTTCGGGGTTAAAAGAAATAGGCGCGGGAATTTCTGAAAGTTCGGTAGACTCATTTGCTACTTCGTCAACTTTAGTAATCTTTGCCAATTCGGCTTTTAACATTTCGTTTTCATTTGTTAGTCTTTCGATTTCGCTAAAGAACGTTTCTTTAACAATAGACTCGATAGTTTTTTTAGGCGTTGCTACGGCTTCGGACATTTCTTCTTCTACGGGCTTTTCCTCGGTAGTTTCTTCTTCTTTAACTTCTTCTTCTACTTCTTCTTCTTTTTCTTTTACTTCAGAAATAATACCTTCTTCTACGATAACTAAAATACGTCCGTCTTCTAATTCGTATTCACCAACGGGAACGGCTATTTTTTGTTCGTCTTCAGTTACGACAAAAACCTCTTTTCCTGCTTCGAAAGTTTCGGCTTCGATTTTGGTAACTCCGTCGCCCATAAGCATTTGTTCTAACTTAATTTCGTTAGATAACATTGCTTTGATTTTTTCTAATAGTGTGCTATTTTTCATTTTGTTTTTATTTAGATAAATTTTTGAGTCATTTTTACGATATTATCTAACGGCCCTAAAGAATCGTTAGCTTTTTTGAATTCGGGTAGCGTTTCGGCTTTTAACCCTAATTGGTTTGCTTGTTGCTTAAAGTCGTTTAATTCTTTTGATAAACCACTAATTAAACCTTTTGCTTCTGCATTTAACACCCTTGCTTTTTTTGTAAACGCTTCCATTTCTTTAGTCCAATCAAGGCCTTTTTTATAAGTGGCGTTAGAATCGTTTAACATTGCTTTAATCATATCTAAAGAAGCTAATTCTACTTCGTGCGTTCCTAACTCGGTTTTATCTAATTCTAAACCCGCTTGGATTTCATCGGCTCGGTTAATTTTGTCTAAAATGTTTTTCATAATCTAATAACTTATTTAATTTTTTTTTGTTGCATTTTTATGGTTTCGGATACCAAAGGGGTGGGGGTGGTACGGGGTTCGGTGGTGTAACGTCGCTTCCTATTCCTTGGTTTTGTAGTTCGCCCGTACAACATTTTTTATGATATTTTCCGTTTTTGCATAGACACCCTCTTTTGCCCCCTATTGGGCTGCTTCTTTTACCTTCAATCATTATCCTTGACCTTTATATATTTTTAAATAATTCTTACTTGTTTTTAACTTACTCGCTTTGCTTTTTGCGTGTACGTTTGGGCGTTTTACCTTGGGTTTT